CTGGTTAGAGCACCTTGCACTGCTGTGAATTCTTGCACACTGCTGGTGGCATTTTTTACTCTAATATTAAATTCTTGATAACTGTTTAATGCTTGAGCAATTTCTTTTACTCCAAATGCCACTCCTGCCAATTTACCAATGGTACCAAGACTGCCACCAATGTCTCGCAACACCTTGGAGGCATTATCCTTAACTTCTACATTTATAGTAGTTGTGTTCGGTGCCATTTATCTTCTTCTCTTTGTACTCATAGAGTCTGATCTTTTTTTCTCCAGATCATACTCCCATTTGTAATAAGCGCTCCACGTGCTCAATTCTAGGACACTGAAGTTCATAACTTCTTCAATGCTTTTGCCCAACCTGTCCGCAATCCGACAGATCAAGAGCAGTTCAGTGTCCTCTAGGAGTTTTTTGAGATTGCCTCAACCGACTCCGGAGCAGCGTTTAAGGCGCCACACACTCTTAAGATCACATTGGGATCAACCTCATTCATAAATGTGAACTTGTCAAATTTATTGAACATGGGTTTGCCTTCTGGATCCAATGCTTTGGCAATGATGGTTTCCACCAATGCTTCCACAGTTTTACCTTCCTGTTGCAATTGAATGATTCTGCTTTCCACTGCAAAAGGATAAGCGGTTTTGTAATAGATATCTGTCTTCCATTCATCCACAGTGATCTTTTTCAATCCGCCTGCTAATCTTTCTTTAAAATGCCCTTTGGCATTGTCTAATATACTCATTTGGTTCTCCTCATAGTTTGTCTAATGGCAGGTTCAATCATACCATTAGGTGCTTGTTTACTGTGTCCTTCTTCAAGAACATTAATATATGGCACACGATTATTCACATGCCATACTTTTTGTTTGCGGTATAAGTTCCATCCGCGTCTTGCTCTGCCTTTGTCTATGGGTGTGGCCCGTTTGATTTCTTCATAGAAAGTTTGAGCAACCTGGGCAGTGTATTTCTCCAAATCTCTTTGAAGATCTTGCACTGCCTTGGGACCATTTGTTATTTTTACATTCAACATAGTCTGGTTGCTCCTGTGCCTTATTATACTGTGCCTACTGTTATGCCGCCTGTGCCTTGGAAGTTCACTGTGGCAGTAATCAAGTCATCATAACTTGCTGTTCTTGACACTGATGTCACAATCACTTGTCCTGAAAACTTTTGACTGCCTGCTGCTGAACTGGTAATAAAGTCCACAAACAAGTCGTCATTGCTTTCTGGTGAAAATGCTTTGGTTGCTGTGGTGTGCAGCGTGTCATAGATCACTTCCATAGATCCTGTAAAGTCTTGCAGACCTTGCAAGTAAGTTCTTGAAACATCTCCCATAGCTGTGTTTTCAATCACTTCTTTGGTTACTTCCACTGTCCATGATCTGATTTCTGCTATGGCCGTTTCTGCGCCTGCTGAATCGTTTCCGATTTTCACTTGGCCTAATTGTCCTGTTAATGTTGCCATTTGGTTACTCCTTGGGTTTAATGTTGTTGTTTACTTGACGCAATTCTACATTGCGCCAATCCTTAATCAGTATGCCTGTGGCCTGCAATTGTAATCGCTTGCTCTGAGGCACTGAATTTTTTTCTTTTGGTTGTGAAAAAAATATCTTCATTGTTTAAACTGCGCTGATGGTGAATGAGTATTGCACTTCAGCAATAATCAAAAACTCACCCAATGGCGGAGTCCTTTCTATAATTTCTACTGATCGCACCAGTGTGGTTGCTGCTCTGGTTGCTCCCAATTCTCTGTTTCTTGCAGTGTTGAGAGTTTCTTCTATGCGTTCGATCATTTCGTTGCGTTTTTGATCCACGGTCTGTATCTGTCCCACTCTGCCATCAGATCTCACAAAACCTCTGATGTTCACTTCTATCACACCACGTCTTGCTCCACCCATGCTGATGTCTGTGCGTGTTTCATTGCCAGTGGTGATCAGCACAGCTGGAAACTGTGTGATGGCCAATTTGTTCACATCAAATGGTTCGCGTGTGATGAATGCAGGTCTGGGTGGTGTCATGTCTGACAACACCTGTATGATATTGACTGTGATATCTTCTCTGTTGCTCATGCCTTACCTTTTGAGGCGTAGGAATGATTCAGTTTGTCTTTCGGAATCTGTCACTGTGCCCGAACTGTCCAAATCATACTCCACTCCGTCTCTCAACACCAAATCAAATTCTCTCTCATACTCTTTGCGATAGAATTCCATTTTGCGTTCAAATAAATCTAGGTCTGGTTCAAACTTGGCCAGTTTGGGATAGATGTGAAACCCCAATGCTTGATAGGCAGTTGCTCTTCTAAATTGAGCTGTGTTGTATAGGTCCTCGTCAGGTTCCTGTTGTCCAGTGCCCAAAACTTTGATATCAAACAATCCTATTTGTTGTGTGGGCCACCATCTGATGCGTAAATCTCTCAACACATCTTCTTGTGCTTTCAATAGTTCGTTGGTGAAATCAGCTATGCCGTAATTTAAGATGTCAGGTTCGTATTCCTTGACGTGTTCTATAGTCGCTAGGGTTATGCCCATAAGGTACTTCCTTGTGTAGGGTTACAGGTACTGCCTGTGAACCAGTTGTGATTGTTATTTATCTATCTGGAGTTTTATAAACAAGAAAGGGCCCTTGCAGGCCCTCTCTTATTCAACTGACTAATTGGATTAGTTAGTTACTCTTGCATCAGCAAGCAATTTAACACCATAAGTGTCAACTAACTCTGATACACCGTACGCCATAGAACCTACATATTCTGTAGCTCTAAATGACGCATCTCTTTGTTCTTCAATACGCATATTTCTTTTTAGAACGTATGCAAGTGCTTGTGAGCTCATTACTGCTCCCACAAATGCACCGTCTGATGCTCCTGTTACCACTGTGGATTCAAATATGCTGATTCCATTTATAGTAGTAATAAACCCAGATCTTAACGCTTCATTACCCACGTCTGAAAGATTGTGGTTGATCACGTTAGCGCCTGCGTTTGTAAGCACTTTTCTTAGTTGATATCCTTGATAAGGATGAATCACAGCAACAAGTGGTCCTGGAGCTTGTGCATTTCTTAATAATGCACCTGCTTTGAAAAACAAGTCTGCTGTTAGTTCTGTGTTGCCTGTGCCCACTGATTGTGAGAAACCAGTAAACAATGCTGCCAAGTCTGTGTCAACTTTTTTGGCCATTGCATCGCCTAACTGTCTTCCGATAGCAACCGCAACATCTTGTGCTGCTGATTCTCTACCTAAGTCAGTTAATTTGATCATAGCACCAATTTCACTACAAGTCACGTCAACTTTTGTGGTGTTGAACGCTGTGTTTGAAAGATCAGCATTATCATTAACTGCTGATGCTGATACCGCTGGGAAGATTGGTATTTGTGCTACTAATCCTGGTGTGCCGCTTAGATCATAATTGGCCACTAGGGGTCTTATTACTGTTTGTTCACTCAGCGTGTAAATTGCTGACTGAACTATATTTGCGTAGAGTTCTGATATAATCGACGCTGTTACTTCATCTGCCATTTTAACTCCTTAAGTTAAATGCGAACGCCCTTGCTTTTGAGAATTTGTTTGTATTGTTCTCGATCACCAGGGTTGTTCATGTTTAGTTTGGTTATGTCTGTTTCAACCACTGACGCCTGTTTGCCCACCGCATTGCCAGTGCCAGAACCTTGCGGTCCAGCTGCTTTGAAATGTGGATTGGCATCCAGAAATTCTGTCACAAGTTGTGATACTTGCACAGGGTTTCCCTTGTCATCGTATCTCACCTTGCCTTGATTGTCGAGAACGTCCACTGCACCTGCTTCGTTCAGCTTGATCTGATCTTTCAACAATCTTACCACTTGTTGTGGATTGATTGCTTTGTTTTCAGATGCTGCCGACAACAATGTGCCGTCAACTTTAATAGTGGTTAGTTCTGATTCGTATTGTTGGATCTTACTGTAAAATTTTTCAGATTGCTCCTTCAAAAGTTTTTCAAATTCCCCGCGCTTTTGTAATTCAGCTTGGCGTTTTTGTTCAGCTTCTTCCACCAGTTGTTTGTAGTGATCTGGATCTATGTTTCCGAATTTCTTCTCGAACTTGGATCTTTCTCGTTCTACACGTTCTGCCACAATCTTGTTGACTTCTTCTTGTGTCAACATTTTAGAATTTGTGTCTGGGTTGTCCGCCTGTTGTTGCACCTTTGTAGGTTCAGATTGAACAGTTTTCTGAGAGTCTTTTACCGCGTTTTCTGCGTTCATTATATTACCTCTTGGTTTGAGTTGAGTCTACTCCCTGCCTATGCAGTGATGCTGTTATTTAGCACAAATGGTGTGAGTGGTGGGTGTTTTGGGATATTTCAATTCTATTT